AAGACGGGCGGTTGGTATTCTTGGAGTCCAAGTTGCTTCGATGGTGCGCGAACAATGCGATGATATGCAAGGATCGCCAAGATCGATGGATGTTCGATAAGGCCAAGTCGAAAGACAAGATCGACCCCATCGTAGCGGCGGTTATGGCTTATCGAATCGCCAGTTTGCAGCCTGAGCGTTCTTCAGGTAAACTTTACGTCACTTAAAGGGGGCTCGAATGAGTTTATTTAGCGTATTTGCTCGATGGATGGGGCTAGACGATGACTCGTATTTGAGCGGGCGTAGGGTCGGCGTAAATGAGGCCCTAGGAGTCCCTCCGGCTTGGTACGCGCACAACAAGCTAACCGGGGACTTCGGGCGAATCCCCGTTGACGTTAAGCGGGTGGTTGGACAGGGTTCGATCAACGATACTTTGCATGTTGGCTATCAGCTACTCAGGGAGCAACCGAATAAGATCCAAGCCCCATCGACCTTCAAGGAGCAATTCTTGAGCCATGCTCTTCTCAAGGGCAATGGCAGGGCGGCTATCATTCGCAACGCTCGGACGATTACCGAGCTAATCCCCATGATGCCAGATGCGACCTGGACAATCATCCACGAGGGCGAAAAGTACCATATCACGAAGCCGGACAATCAGAGCAAGAAGAATCTTTTCGATGCTTACGATGCCGACGCCAACGGCTACCTAGTTTTTCCCGATGAGGACGTTTTGCACGTTCCAGGCTTTTCCTTCGATGGCGTCGAGGGTATCGGGTTGCTCGATGTTGCAAACAAAACCTTTGCGACGGGCAGCGAAGAAGTCAACTTTAAGCTGAATCAACTTAAGCGGGGCTTTCGGGGTAAGCTATTTCTTGAGGCCCCATCGGGTGCGTTACGCAAGACCGAGGACGCGAAGGAGTTTATTGACGAGTTCAACAAGACAGAAGCGGGCAGCGACAACGCGGCCAAGGCTGGCCTGTTGCGCGAAGGCATCAAGGCCAACGCAGTCTCGATGAATAACAATGACGCCCAATTCGCGGCGTTGCAAAAGCTGACTCGGCAGGAAGTCGGTATGCTCTTTGGCCTCGAGGCGATGCCAGGGGATGGCGAATCAAGCAGTTACAGCACAAGGGAACAAAGCCAACTAGCTTACCTTCAATGCTTGGATCATTGGCTAGTCAAGTTCGAGGAACAGTGCGATATGAAGCTTCGCACGCGACGCGAAAAGAGTTCGAGGGAGGTTTATTTCAAGTGCAACCCGGCAGCACTCTACAGAACTGACCTAGCGACGACGATGGAATCATTCTCGAAGGCGATTGCATCGCGGATTATGAACCCGAACGAATGCCGGGCTAAGCTCGACCTCAACCCTTACGCCGGCGGCGATGAGTTCATTAACCCGGCGATCAGCCCAGCGACCGGGGAGCAATCGCCAGACGAGGCAGAGGACGCGCCAGAGGACGACCAAGAGGACTCGCAAGAGGACAGCCAGGAGCAAGCCCGAAATGATCGAGCCGTCGAGCAAATGCTGCGTGGGCTCATCCGAACCGAAGGCAATAACGCGATCAACGCATCGAAAAAAGCTCAATTCGTCGCTTGGATTGGCAAAAAGTATCCGCAATGGGAAGCGAAGCTTGCCGACAAGATCGAAGCTATTGGGCTTGATCGTGACCTAGCAAGGCTCCATTGCGAGAAATCGACGCAGATCTTAGCGACTTTGGCGGCTCAATACGGTGGCGAATCACTGCAAAAAGCCGTCGAAAACGAGGTTAAAACGTGGGAAAACAGGCTATTTGAACTGAAAGGCGCAAAACAATGATCGAAGTCAAAGCAGAAACCAACGAAATCCTTTTGAGCGGTATCGTTGGCGATGGATGGGATGAATTCCCGATCACACAAAAGGGCGTCGTTGATGCGTTGCGTTCTTTCGGATCCAGCCCGGTGACGATCCGAATTAACAGTCCAGGCGGCGCGGCCGATGAGGGTATCGGCATCTACAACGCGCTTCGATCACACGGCGGGGAGGTTACAACCATCAACGATAGCCTAGCAGCGTCGGCGGCTAGCGTGATTTTCTTGGCTGGCAAGAATCGCCTAATGGCTGACGGATCGCGGATTATGATCCATCGAGCAATGGCCTTCGCGATGGGCAACCAAGACGAACTGGGCAAGGTGATTTCGGCATTGAAAAGCTATGACTCGTCGCTGGTCGATATTTACCGGCAGCATATGAGCGGAACGGAGGCATCATTGATTGAGACGATGATGGCCGACGAGACTTGGTTTGTTGTCGATGAGGCTATCAACTGGGGTCTTGCTACTGGGCGCGTTGAAAACGGCAAGAAGTACAAGAAGCCAAAGAACGCTTTCGAGTCGGCAGCAACGATGCTAGCACGCCAGAAAATGGCCCAGTTCTCAAAACACTTGACAAGCCCAGCCGACTAGCCTAGATTTATTGCGTCGGCCAGAAGTGCCAACAACTCTGCAACTTATTAGCGGCAGTGACTCACGGTAAAAACAGTTTGTTTCCCGTGGCAGTCGTGCCGCTATCTTGGTTTAAAGACTGCCACACAACCCAATAAGGGCAGTCGAAATGAAGAGCGCGAAAGCACTAGCAGACGAAATCCAAGCCTTGCAAGCCAAGGTTCAAGCGATCCAGGCAATCGCAACCCAAGAGACTCGGGAATTGCTCGAAGATGAGCAGTCCGAGATCGATACCATCCTTGGGACCGAAGGCAAGCCGGGCCAGATCGAAAATCTTGCCAAGCAACGCGAACGGGCGATGAAGATCGAGCAAGCCGTTTCCAACACGGTACGCCAACACGTTGACAATCAACCGCTTGCAGGGGCTACCTTCCGAGTCCCGGCAACGGCTCGGGCAACCAAGCCCCTAGCGGTGTTCACCGGGCCGGATGGAGAGGCAGAAGCCTTCCGCGTCGGCAAGTTCTTCCAAGCTCATTTCGGCAGCGAATCGGCCAAGCAATGGTGCAAGGATCACGGCGTACAAAACACGCTCCAGACCAACGACCCAACCGGGGCCGGTGTTTTGGTCCCCCCTGAGTTTGTGGCGGGTGTCATTCGTCTGGTTGTCCAGTACGGCGTAATTCCACGTTACGCCTTCGTTCGCAACATGGTTTCGGACACGCTGACGACTTCGCGACGCTTGACCGGGATGGTTGCTTACCCTGTTGGCGAAACCAAGGAATTTACCCAATCCCAAGCGACCTACGGGCCGTTGAATCTCGTCGCTCGAAAGTGGGGAACGCTTACCAAGGTCTCCAGCGAAATGAGCGAGGATTCGACGATTTCGATGGCCGAAGAAATCGCAACCGAAGCGGCTTTGGCTCACGCCTTGGCAGCCGACGAAGCTGGTTTCCTTGGCGATGGAACTGGGGCTTATCATGGCGTCGTAGGTCTTGCCAATGCACTCGCAGCCGGATCGGTTGTTACGGCAGCAGCGGGACAAAACACGGCGGCAACGATCACGATTGCGATGTTCCAAGAAGCTCTTGGCAAACTCCCGGCCTTTCCTGGAATCAATCCGGTCTGGTTTGTCTCCAAGCCTGTTTGGTCGAACGTCATGGGACGCCTTCAATTGGCCCTCGGCGGCAACAACAAGGAAGACCTCGGGCAAGGGCCGGTAACTCAGTTCCTCGGCTATCCAGTGGTATTCTCTGAGGTCTTGCCAAAGACCATCGGAGCATCGACCAAGTTTGGCTACTTCGGGGATCTGCGAATGGCCTCCACTCTCGGCTTGCGTCGCAACTTCGAGCTAGTCGGTGACGTTTCGCGGTACTTCGAGACCGACGAAATTGGTTTCCGATCCACGATGCGATGGGATTACAACGTCCACGAGCGCGGCGATGCAAGCAACCCAGGCCCAATCCTTCAATTGGTCTCGGCCTCCTAATCCAACCCAACAAAAGAAAGTAGGTGACTTGTGAATCCTTTGCATTATGTGAAATGTGTTCCGGCAATCAAGCCAGCGGCAATCGTCGACAACGCGACGGTGACGGCTGACGTTATCGATTGTCGAGGTTTCGACTTCGCTTTGATCGTGCTCCAACTCGGAGCAACTGACATTGCGATGACGGCATTGAAGCTCCAGCAAAGCTCCACGAGTGGCGGCGTTTATGCCGACATTACCGGAGCGACGTTTGCGGCTGGAACGGGCTACAACGGAGCTACGCTTGCCTTGCCAAGCGCGACCGACGACGGCCAGACTTGTGCCTTCATGGTCGACATGCGGGGCCGTGAGCCATTCCTAAAGGTTGTCGCGACCTTCGGCGATGGCTCTAGCGGCGGGTTCATCGCGGGCGTCGCTGTCCTCGGTTACGGCAAATTGCCACCAACGACTTCGGCGGGTGTTGCCGATGGCGATGTTTGCTTGGTGATCTAATGATCGTCGAGCTATTGACAATGTGGAGAGGCTTTCCGGCTGGCTCAAGGCTGGAAAGTCTCTCCGATGGCGTGGCGTTGATTTTGATTCAAAGGGGTGTTGCAAGTGCGATTGAAACCCGAAGTAGTGACGAAGCCAACAGCCGAGCCGGTGACGCTCAGCGAGGTCAAGAAACAACTCGAAATCGCAAGCAGCGACACAAGCCATGATACGCACCTTACCGCTTTGATTGGGGCGGCTAGGGAGCAATGGGAGCACGATACCGACAGCGTGACATGCTTTCAAACGCTTCGAGTCCGGTTGCCTTATTGGACCGATGGATTGAAGCTACCGCGAAGCCCGATTCACTCGATAACCTCGATTCAGTATTACGATGGACTCA